CATCAAGGAATTCCATATATTACTATCACTGAAGATCAACTTGACTTAGTTTTAAAAGGAGAAGAAGTAATCACAAGAAAACGAGATGATGTAATTACTAACTATAGATTTTAAACAGTACTAAGTATCGTAATAACCGTAGGTACTTAGATTTAAATTTAACTTCCAAAACTATATAAATGGAGTTAAATACAATACTTAACATAATGGCAGAATATCATATTAGTGCAGACGAACTGTTACTAATATGATTAACTCTCTATGCTCGGGATGAAGAAGGCCATTCTGAGCTTTTCTTAAAGTGGTGGACAGATTGTGAGGGAAAACAGAAACTGAAAACCATGTTTGAGAACCTAAAAGAAAAATCCATAATCAAGAAGAATTATAATCCAGAATCTTATGTTCCTAATGATATTGAATTTAATAAAAATTTTCTAAAGAAGTATTATAAACAATCAGGAGTTCTTGGAAAAGAGCTATTTGATAACTATGAACCATTTATCCAAATTAATGGAAAGATGGCCAGTCTTAGAAATATTGCTAAGAAATTTTATACTTTAGAGGAATTTTACTTTTATTATTCTTCTCAAATAGGACATAATCCAGAAAAGCATAAAGAGGTGATGGAAATTTTACGATGGGCTCGTGAAAACAAGCTTTGTAAAGTTTCTATTCTTGAGTTCGTTGCTTCTCATAAATGGAATGAATTTGCACAGATGAAGGCTGAAGGATTTAGTCCTGATGTTGGTACTTCTTTTGATGTTTATCAGGATTTTTAATGGAGGATCTAAATTTACTTTGGCATTTAATTGAGCAAGGCAGAAAAGGGGAAAATAAAGGTTTGTCTGTAGGATTACCTAAATTAGACAAGATTATAGGTGGAATACAACCCTCGAGATACTATTGTATATCTGGAGCATCTTCTGCAGGTAAAACTGCTTTAGTTCTGTATTTCATATATCGGCTTTTTAAGGATTATCCTAAAGAACCTATATATCTTGTTTATTTTAGTTTGGAGATTGGTTCTG